GTATAGCTTCCACGTCATCTATTTGTTTAAGCTCTTGCTCCGATTTTGCCTTCTTCAATGGCTTTCGCTTTTTGTATTGCCTTTTCGGCATACTCAGCCCATTTTCGGAGAGTTCTAGCTTGGTTCTTACGTTGTCTTTCATGCATTAATCTTTTTCTTAACCCTACGTGTGATATTTCTCTTCCTGTCTTTTTTGTTATCCAATTTGCTACTTGTCTATAGGAATATTGATTAACATACTTTCTAGCCATATCTATAGCTTCTAATTCAAAAGGTATAGGGTCTAATACATCAGGGTCTTCTTCATTCTTTTTATATCCAAAAGGTATTATCCTTGATATTCTAGGAACTTGTGTCCACTCCTTTTGGTCTTCATCTTTTAAATCTGTGGGTTGTGGTAACTTCCACTTGCCTAAACTTCTATTCATTAATCCTTCTTTGGTGGTAATATCATCACTCCACCTGATGCTTCCACCTGTACCTTTTCAGTTTTAATTAAACCAACTCTATCTAATAATTCTTTTGACGCAGACAATTTATCTCTGATACCTAACTGCGTTGGGTCATCAACACCACTTACCATAGCCACTGCTGCTTTAGGTGCATTACGACTCATGTAGAGTTGCGTTGCTTCCATAATTTCATCTTTCATAGAAGCTACAACAGTAGATGTAGATGTATTCTCTGAATATCCTGCAAGTAGTTTTGCTTGTACTACATCACCACCTGCCTCTTCAAAGAGCACACTTAAAAACTTCTGTTGTCTTTCTGTTAGTTCTCTACTCAATGTGGTATTCCTTGTGCTGCGACTCTATCTATTAGACGTTGTGCCCTGTTCGTTGTTTGTTTGTACCAACGTGAGTCTTCCATCTGATTTGCCATTTCTTGATAGTCTTCTGCTTCTACTGCAGCTATCATCTTCTTAAATTTGGATAAACGAGGTTTGCCAAGTTGAAATGACATATTTATTAATACGTGTTGTATATCTTCAGGCAGTTTATCAAAAGCACCAAATATAGTTTGACAGTCTTGTATTGCAACTTGCACATCATTTAAAAACCAATCTTGTACTTGTTGTTCAGGCACAGGGTATCCTATAGGTTTACCATAGTAATCTATATCCCACTCTGTGATAAGATGCCCAATACCTCCAGTCAAATGATTTTCTGAGCAATAGTACAGTTCATACTTTACACCCTCATCTGCCTCAATTTCTTCTCTGAGTGTATTTATGTTCATCGTCTAAGTCCTAACTCTAGTTGTTTCTTACGTATCTCTTTTACGTGCAGATGCCAAAAATAGTTACCTATCTTACATATTATACTTGATAACTTTAAAAATGTCAATGCTTTTAAACTCATGTTATCCCTATTGATAGTATGGAGCAACAGTGGAATTAGGGTCTTCTATACCTTCAACTGCTAACACTTCAGGTATATAATGTTTTAACATATTTTCTATTCCCATTTTTAATGTTTGTGTTGACATGGCACATCCACTACAAGCACCACTTAAAAATATTGTAGCTACACCATCTTTAAAAGATTGTAACTTCACATGACCACCATGCATCTGAACGCTAGGTAATATGTAATCCTCTATTATTTTATTTATTGCAGACACTGTATCTTGCATTATTTTTTCTTCAACATTTTAGCTGCTTGTCCTACACCTTTGATACCAAATGATGCAGATATGGCTATATATAATAGGTACTGATACCAATCAGGTAGTGTAGCTAGTATCTCAAAGCCATCTTTTACATACTCTCTCATGCCCGGAATAAAAACTAATATAGCAGGAGCTAGTAGTACCACTAAAGCGAACTCGTCTTTCCAACTATCCACAGTAGCATCTGCCATCTTGCCTTCCCACTCCACTTGACCTGTTGCGACTTTCTCTGCAACAGTAGCACGAGCTTTTGCCTCTGCAACTTTAGCTTGTCCATCTGCCTTTGTTTTTTCTATTTTGTTTTGAAACCACGTTCCTGCGAGGTTTGCTATTGGTCCTATTAGTGCTTGTATCATTTGCTATTTTCTCTTTTATTCTTTCTTGTTTTAACTTTTCTTTTACCCTAGCTGAATCTACGAAATCTTGATGTTTTTTTTGCAGTCTTGCTGGGTTGTTTAGAAAATTGTTTACCTCTCTTAGTCGCTTTGCGTTTAGCAGCCGAAGTGGCGGCATATTCACGGGAAGATAAAGCCTTAATCGCTTTTTCAGGTAAATAACGTTCACCAGTTGCTTTACTCCCCTGTGTACTAGGTTTACCTGATTTTGTTCGCCATTTTTGTTTTGTCCACGCAACTAGTGACCTTTGTCCTTTAGTAAGTGCCATGCTTGTTTAATCTCTTCTATTGTTCTGTTGCATCCTATGCAAACATCATCCTTTAATTTGCATACACCTATGCAAGGTGTTAGAATTTTCCTGTCCATTTACCTGCAAACCATGCTAACACACCTGCAAAGAATATTAAAATTATAAAACCTATTCCATATCCTGCATATTCTATAAGTTCTTGTCTACGCTTCTCTGCCATCTTCTCTTGATAGCGTCTTGACTTACGAGCCTCTGCTTGAAACTGTTGCCAGTCTTGCCAAAGTCCGGGTCTACCTAGATAAATCATTATCTTCTTGAGTTCTTCTTCTTTCTCTCTTATCTGCTCAAGAGCCATGAACTCATCTAAGTCTGCACCACCTGCACCTCTAGCTTTTTTCTTTTTCAGATTTTTTTCTATCTCTTCCTTTGAAAATACAAAATCGCTTATATGTTTTGCACACCCACTCAATTCTTTTCCGTTGGACACGAATTGTTTTATGACACTAAAAGCAGCATTAGCTGCGGCTAGTTCTGCTAACATTTTATCTCTTCCTTATGGGTTTACAATATGCAGTTATACGTAAAGTAGGTCCTTCTTCTTGTGGTATGGGTGGCTGTTTATGCAATCTTTCTGCAAAATATAGACATCTGTCTAAGTCTTGGAAGGTTTGTGTTTGGTCTATTACTCTTACTCCCATCATAAACACAAGCACAAACTCAATCATACAGGTGCTCCTAACACCTCTTCTTCTTGTTCTTCGTGGCAGTCACAACTACAATCCTCGCAGTCGCAATCATAACATTCACAAGTATCACATCTTTTTCTTTTTTCGTTCATGTGCTTTCTTTAAACTCTCTTTTGCTTTTTTAAATATTGCGACAACTTCTGTTTTGCCCATTACTTTGGCTCGTTGTTCAGCGACTGTAAGTATTTGTATCTTTCTCGCATATGGTTTATTAATCTTTTTAACTTTTGCAACTGTGGCTCTTGCATCTGCAGGTGTGGCGAACTTGATGCTAACTGTGTCTTTAGGGTTTTCATCCGTATACAGTCTTCTGCCTGACCCTTTGGGTTTTTTACCTGTGCCAACTTTAGGGTCTCTTTTCTTTTTTTTCGGCATTAACTTCTGTAACCCCCACCTTTAGCTTTGTATTGTTTAGCTAACATCTGTGCTTTACGTGCAGACCACTGTCCCGGAGAACCACCTTTACCACCTGCTTTTATCCTGTTAAATAAATTTTTACGCATAGTAGGTTTAGTATAGTTCCCTGCTTTATTGACAGTGCTTCCACCTGAACTCAGTTTCAAAGCTGAAAGAGCTTTAGCTTGACCTGCATGAGCTTTACTAGCTTTCTTTAATTTTCCTGCTACTTTTTTTATTGTTTTTTTAGCTTTTTTTAGTGCCATTCTTTTTCGCCTTTGAAGGTAACAATCCTTTATTCACTGCTCTAGCTCTTTCAGAAAAACCAAGTTTTTGTTTATTTTTTATTTTTCTTTTTATTGTTTGTAGTCTTGCCACCATCTGAATATAGATTGTTAAATGTTGTAAAAGGGTCTAAATAGGATTCATGTGCCTCTGCTGAATGTGTCCACTGTGAGGGAGCAAAATCAGGAGCACCTTCGCCTGTTACCCATAATGCAGGACTTGTTGCTCTAACTCTGTTATTAGGTAATGCAACGATATTGCCTGTCCACTTACCTGCATCCAACAAATACATCACATGTGATTGTTTATGTTGTGCAGGGTCATCTGCTATATCACTTTCAGTGTAATCTACTGTGAATAAATACTTCGCAGTAAAGAACTGATTATCTATCTTACATAGCCAAGGAGAAGAACTAACTCTATCCATAACTATTACACTATGATTTCTAGCTTCACAATCCCAAGGTTGACATAGACCT